ACGGCCGGCAGCGGCGTTGTCTTTCATTCTTTGGATTACTTTGCTTAATTTGTCGCCTAAACCTTCTTCCATATCTTCTTTTTCATCACGCATGCCGTCGAGGTAACCCTCTTCTTCGGCATCGGTGCGAGCATTCTCGGAAATGGTCTCTTCTTCTGTATCAACGTCAACGTCAACTTCTTCGTCTTCGTCTTCGCCTTCTTCTTCGAAGTTTTCACCGGCTTCTAATTCGCCAGCTCTAACCATGTCCTCAATTACGTCTTCGATAAGGTTTTTAAGCTCTTCTTCGGTCATGTCTTCAAGGTCGATTTCATCTTCCTCTTTGTCTTCTTCGTCTTCTTTCTCATCCTTCATGCCATCGAGGTAACCCTCTTCTTCGGCGTCAGTACGAGCATCTTCGTTAAGACTTTCTTCCATTTCCTTGTCAGCGCTCATTTCCTCTTCGAGTTCAGCTAATAATTCATCAAGATCCATCTCGTCCATTGTTTCTTCCTCACGCATTTTTTCAGTTTCGATTTCTTCTTTATCGTCACCTTTTAAACCGTGTCTCATTACAGGATTTGACATTTCTTCCATGTCTTCTTTGCCGTAGTTCTCATCCATCTCTTCTTTGGCTTCTTCCATATCTTCAGCTTCCATTTCAGCTAATTTAGCTGTAAATTTCTCCTTTAGATAAGGTGTGAAGGCCTCTTCAAGAGCGGCTTTAGCATTTGCAATAGCAGTTTCCTTAACGGATTTAGCATCAGCAATTGCTTCTTCAAGCATTTTTCTGTTTGACATTTTTTCTTTCCACAAATTTGATTTGGGGGGTACGGTTATTCAGTTCAACCGTAATCGGAATTATACATTTATGAATGCTATATAAGGGATAGCATATTATGTCTATACATATATTGGGATTTTTCAAAAATAAAAAAAGGCCCCCTTTCGGGGACCTTGCCTAAGGTAGCAGGCTTCTTAAATATTATTTAATTTTATTCCATAATGGGAATATTGATTCAGCTACTGGAACTGCAGCATCAGCTTCCCAATCAGGTGCTGTATCAGTTTGTGGCATGATGTCACGTTTAGGAGCACCGGAGACTGGTTGATTATTAGATTGCATTTCTTTAACGTTGTTCCAGATATAATTAGCTACTGCTTCTTTAGAATCGCCTTTTTGGTATTTTTTAAATACTTCTAAAACTTCATCAGTAGTAGTATCAATAACATATTTTTTAAGTTCAGCCTCACCCATAGTTAATAGGTTAGAACCTTGAACAGATTGGGTAGGAACTTTACCAATATCACCTGCAATACCTAATTGGGTGGCTTTTAAACCATCCATAGGGTTTTTAATATTGCTCAAGTCAAGAGCAGCAAGTTTTACTTCTGGGTTAGTTACGTAAGCTTGTGACCATCTATGATGACCATCAATAATGAATTCACCTCCACCTCCTGTAACGATTTTTTTACCAGCAATAGCAACTGTACCTCCTTTTAATAAACCTTCAGCAGATGCTACATTTGTTAAAGGGAATTTTAATGATTTATCAACATCAATTTCGTTTTGAGTTGGTTTTAAATTTTTAACAGGTGCACTTATGTCTGAAGTTTGGATTGGGTTTTTATCAGCTAAAGATTTAATAGCTGCTCTAAATTTAGGATCAGTAATGTTTTGTCCTAATTTAGCAACAAATTCTGGGTAGCTATCTCCTAAGATGTCTTGTAATTCTTTTTCAGCTTCTGGGGATGTTTCCTCTGCTTCTAGAAGAATTAATAATTGTTCTTCAATTAAATCTATTAATTTTGGCATAATTTACAAATTTAAATAATAGGGCAAGTACCCTTAGAGCATAGTATTTCTGTTAGAATGCTACTTGCTTTTACGTAATGATTTACTGTATTGTATTCTTTACCTTCACGTACTAGATGCATGAATGAGCCTGGGTTAGAAGGTGTTGAGACGAAATCCCAACATAGGAGTTCAAAATCGTCTTGTACTTCCATCATACCTTCTCCCATGGGCTTAAGTGAACCCATACCGCGAGAAGAAACACCTACTTGAACGTTATTTTCAATAAGTGCTTTAAGGATATTACCTGAAACTGTCGGTAGAATTTCGATTTTACCTACAACGTGATCACCATCCCACCACAGCTCGCGAATGATATGAGATACGTTTTTTAAATTGATAATTGATGAATCTGGGTGGTCTAATTCACCTGTTGCTCGGTTTTCTTTAACAATGTTAGAGTACTTGTCAATTTCTCTTTCCCAGAGGTCTTTAGCATAATAACGGCTATTTCCGTTTCTAACCTCTGCTGTAGCTAAAATACCTTCAACAATAGGATTACCTACTGGGGATTTGATACCTTCAGTTAGCTGGACAGGATTAACCTGAAATGCTTGGGTTTCAATTAGTACTTGTTTCATTACTTTTTGATATCACCGTATCCACTTGCTTTCCACTTACCTTTGGCTTCTTTAGGTTCTCCTAAACCAGGAGCTTCTTTAGTGTAGCCAATTCCTTTAACACCAAATGCTGCGTTTTCTACGTAGTATGAAGAATTTTTAGCTAAGTTTTTTCTAACGATTTCTTTTAATTCGTCTACAGTTTTATCAGCGTTTTTAGGATCTTTCATTTCAGCATAATATCCTTCTAAGAATTCTTCACCATATAGATTATCTATATTGTTATAGTTTTGATTATCAAATCCAGTTTCTTTTTGATTATCTGTTACTTCTTTAGAAAGTTTAGTTTCAACTGCTTTAGTAGCATAGGTGCCTGATGCTTTGGGGGCTTTAATTGGGTTTTCTTGTTCAGATGCTTCGTTTACAAATGAATTAAACGCCTTAAATGGGTCGAATGCTGGTTGAGATACAACTCCACCACCTACTATCATTTCGTTAATAACTCCTCTTTGCTTTAAAATTTTAGAAGCTTCATTGTATGTGGCAAAGTTAGTAACATATTCAGGAAATAATCTGCGAGCAGATTTCAAGAACATATCTTTATGTCCTTTGCCTTCTTGGATTAGATTATATTGTTCTTGTAAAGTTTTCATGTTACTTATTTAATAATTCGTCAATGTCATTTAAATATTCCATAATTAAATCTGTAGGAATAACTACAGCATATGAACCTGGGTTTTCTTTATAGTAAGCTATTGTTTCGTCTTTTGCTCTATCAATAGCTGGGTATAAGCTGTTTAATCTAGCTTCGATGGCTTTAAAGGCCTCAATACGGCGATTTTGGAACTCTATTCTTTTAGGATCCGCTTCGTTTAATTTAGATTTTAATTTGTACTTATACATACCTATAAATATTAAGGTTTTCCCCAGAGGTATTTGGTATCTACTGCTTTAGATTGTTTAGCTAATTTAACAGGATCAACTAACTTATATTTAAATGCTTTAGTATAGTAATTATTAGTTACTCCTTTAGGACCTGCTTTAGGACCTTTACCTAAAGAAGCACCAGGGTTAGACTCAGGTAAGTCTTGAGGTTTAGTTTTTTTAAAAGCAAATGGTGTAGCGTATTGAGCTCCCATACCTACAGCAAATCCTGTTTCATCAATTTCTTGCTCTTCAAACATACCTTTAATTTTTTGGTATTCTGAAGGGTATTTGTTGCGCATGTGAGTTCTAAGATTATTTCTTAGTTTTCTAAATTCTTGGTAGATATCTCCAAATTTAGGATCTTTAATTACCTCAGGATCGGTTGCTACTGTTCTAAGTGTATCTAAAGCACGATTAATATCCTTTAAAAGGATTTCAAAATCGGGAACGTATATTACGTCAGATTCATTTTCTTCCTCACCACCAGGTGTAGGTTTAAGGATGAATTTTCTTCCCCTTGCTATTTCGCGGATTTTATTTGATAGTTGATCCATTGGCTGCTTTAAGTTCTTCTACGAGTTCGCAGTATTGGAGTAAGTCAACTATATTCTCGTTTTTGATAGGTAGATTTTTTTCTATCTCAACGATAAGAGGTAATACCTCGTGTAATTTAATTTGTACAGCTTTATCTGTAATATTTTTACTAAGAACTCCTAGTTCTTCTTTCAACATTTGAATTCTATTATTATAGAATGTTCTTAGCTTTGGAGTTGAATCAACTGAAGTAATAAATTCTTTGAGTACTTCTTTTTGTGATTCGTATAAGTCTGAGTATTTACCGTTAAATTTCTCTAATAAGATTTTGTAAGTTAACATTCTTACGTCCTTATCGTATGTTTGAAATTCTTGAATTACCTCATCTTTTACTTTTTCCTGATTTACAGGGCCTAGTGTTAAGTGTTCTAGGATAGTATACTTGTTAGATACTATTTGTTCAGGATCGATTAAATCAGATGAATTTTGAGCTTCAACTAATGTATAAAAAGCAGCTTGTGTTTTATAATTAGGGAGTTTTGTTTTAAAGAACTCATCTAAATTATAATGCTTTTTAATCTCATTAATAAGATTATATTTTTCTCTTTTAAGATTTTTTCTATTAAGCTTATTAGCAGATTCTAATAGGGTTTGGATAAGTAAATTTGAACGAGATTCGTTTAATTTTTTACTCTTAGTTAAAGTTTCGTATAGTTTAAGTTCTTTACCTAATTCACTCTTTACGAAAAATTTCTTGATAATATTCAATGCGGGAGATTGACCACCATTAAGGGTATCAGCTGTTACCTGACGAACAAGTAATTCGAATAGGATGCCCGTATTTTTATATTTCGAATGTTTAATATTCATTCCTATTAGGATTTATTATAAATATATTGAGATATTTAATCAGTCAAATTAGACTCATCTAATAACGATTCTTTAGCTTTATCTTTTTGAAAAACTAATTGCTTATCTAAAGATTCTAGTAATGTTTTATTTCTAGCATAATTAGTTTGAGCTGTTTCTAAAGCTAAAGGTGAACCACCTTTAAAATTGGTTTTAATAGATACTTCAGTATCATCTACTTTCATATCTTTTCTACCTAAACGATCACGTCCAAAATTATCATCTTGAGTATTGCGATTTGTTGATTTTTCTTCGGGGCGACCTAATGGTTTTTTCTCATCATACCCATCTGGTAGTGAGTTATCTTCATATCTTTCTCTACCGTAAAGTGAAGCTAAATCATGTGGTGTTCCATATGAACGACCAGTTTCAACTGGGTCATTACCTTCTTCAGCAACTTGAGTATTTCTAAATGCACGTTTTTGATCTTGAAGAATTAAATCTCTATACTCATCGTATTGGTCTTGGCTGAACTGGAATACATTATCGTAAATCCAATCAGTTGGGATAATTTTGGTTTCAAGCATTTGCTTAGCTAATTCAACCTTTTGGGTTAATAAAGCAATTTTCTCTTGATCAGCGATAATTGAAGGACTAGTTAACTTAAGTTCAAAGTTTGTTAATTCTTCACCATCATATCCTTGAGTATAAAGGTGTACTAATGCAATCTTATAAAGTTCAGATATAAGAATTCTTTGAATACGATCAATAGTACGAGCAAAGCGAATATCTTCAGCTGCTAATGTAGCTTTACCAGTTAAATCTTTTTCATAACCCATAAATGCTTTAGGCACCTTAAGGGCTGCAAATAATTTATCTCTTAGGTAAGCTACGTCTTCAATACCATTGTATTCTAAACCTTTTGTAGTATCAATCTTAGTTGCAGTGTCATTACCTCTTACTGGGATGTAGAAATCCTCAAGTAGGTTCTGCATGTTGTACTTTAAGTTATATTCACCTGTTTTCTCATCCATCAATGGAGTTTTCTTCATTGTGTTGATAGTTTTCTGCATGAATCCTTCAACTTCTTGAGGTGGAATATTACCTACGTTAATGTAGAAAATACGTTTTTCTGGGGCGCGAGCAATTCTGTGGATAAGCATCGCATCTTCCATTAACACATATTGTTTGAATAGTTTACGAGCAGGTTCTAGATATGAACGACCATAAGGAAGATAGTTAACATCCGTTAATAAACGGAAGTGAGCCATCTCGTAATTGTCAAATGTAATAGTATTAGCGTCTGGTTTAGTATTAGGTGTAGCATAATAACCTGAACCACCAGTATAATAGCCATCAGGTGAGTATACAAATTGTACTTTAGCTGGGTTGGCCATATCAAAGTTTTCACGTCTTTGGATATGATAAGCTGTATAAGGGATTACATTATATACACCAAACTTTTCTGCGATTTCTAGTTTAAGGAAGAAATCACCGTACTTACACATTTGACGAACCCAAGACCATAGGTTGAATTCAATGTTAAGTACATCGTAGAATAAGTTGTAAAGAATTTTTTGGATATCATCATTGCTACTTCTAATTTGAAGTACTTCACCCATATCATTCTTTAGAGTACATTCGTCAGCTATAATATCAAGAGAAGATGCTACAATAGCATCAGTATCCATTGTATCGTAATCACCATACAGATAAGTTCTAAGATATTGATATTGTAAGTTAAATTGTTGACCTAAAAGAGAGGTAGCAGCAGGGTTGGTATAAATTTTTCCAAATCTATCTACTAAAGAATTTGTTTGAAATTCACCACTAGTTTGAATGTGATCAGTGTCAACTACTTTTAGTTGGCTGCCCCCTTCATTCCTGATAACTACATCAGTTGAAAAGAGTCTTCTTAATCTTGAAAATATACTAGTATCAGCCATTACTTAAGTTATTGTTATAAATATCAAAGAAGCCACTTTAGATCTTCTTGTTGATTTCCTATTTTTTGTGTATAAGGATTTTGGACCATATTACCAGAATATGCTCCTCCTTGGGTTTTTGTCATGTTGCCTAAAGTAGCACGGGTCATATCTAGACCTTGTTGTTGGAATTTAAGTGATGTATCTCTTAAAAATTGACTTATACCAAAAGACATTACCAAATCATCATTATATCCTCCTTGTGCTTCAGGACGTCCATTTTTCCAAATGAATACTTTCATTTCCTCTAATAAACGTTTTGATTGGATTGTTACAGAATTATCTCCAACATATTCTCTAAACTTGTTTACTACTAGGGGTCTGGTTTTTAAAGACATTGTAAAACCAGGTGTTAAATTATTTCCATATTCATATCGGTTAAAATACGAATCAGCTGTTACTAAATCACTCTTAGGTGACTGATAGAAATTTTGATAACCGCGTTCTATAACAGTTTCAATAGTTGCCCAACCAATAGAAGCATTTTCTACAACTAATAAGGCATTATTGTATTCAGAGGCTAAACCTACAAGGAAATGTCCAAATTCTTTAGGTGACAATTGCCCTTTGTATTCTGCTACTTGAGTATTAGTTTCAATATCTATTACGTGAGCAGCCGAAAAGTCTCTACCATCACCTCTAGCCACGTCAGCTACTACCATATAATCGCGAGTGTAAGAGGCAGGTTCCCAAACCCATAAATTTTTATCTGCGCCTCGTCTTTCTAGAGGTTCTTTGATAGTAGTTTGAGAGATAAATTCAATCCATTCTGGGTAGAATACAGTTTCACCTGAGGTGGAGAAGTCACAGT